CCGTTGACTGGAGCGCCTCCCATTTGCGCTGCTGGTTGATTAAACGCAGGTGTGCTTTCCATTCCAGATGGAAGCCCCATACCGCCTGTTCCTTGCTGGACTGGCTGGTTAAAGTTTGGAATTCCACCAAGCGCTGCTCCAGGCGCTCCTGCCACTCCATTAGTTGGAGGTAGTGCAGCAGGTTGCTGTGCAGGCATGTTGAACTGTGGCATTTGTGCACCTGCCATTGCTCCCATGTTTCCAGCAGCGGGTTGTTGTACTCCGCCAATTTGAGCAGGGATGTGCATTGGTGCTTGACCGCCAACGACAGTGTTATTTTGTTGAGCATTGGGCACTCCAAACGTTGTTACGCAACCTTGACTATCAAGGATGCGCTTGGTTTCTGAGCTGCCCCAGTGCAACGACTTAGCAATCAGCTCTTGGTAGTAGTTGCGGCTGTGCTCTTTCTCCACGCCTTGAGCATCCTTCGTTGTGCGAGTGCCCGGTACGTAGATACTATCCCACATCGCTTTCACGTGTGCAGGGTTCTTGTTCACTGTTGGTGAGTCCATCAGGAACAACAGAGGCGCACCGTACAGTTGAGGCACTGGCACATTGACCACTTGATTGCTAATAGGGTCGTTGTACGTAGTTGGCTTGAATGACCATGCACCATCTAAGTCCAAGTTTGCATACAGCTTGTCATCAGACTTGTTGTGATAAATCTCACCCAAGCAAGCCATGCCTAGCGCTTGGCTCAAGTGAGTGATTTGCTGACCAGTTTGTGGATGGTTGCCTAGTGCGCGTTGCAACGCTTTGAAGTATTTAGGGAACTTCGAGTTGTTACTATGCGACTTAGGCATGCGCACGATGATTTCATCTGGTACTTTGATACCATCACGCTCAATCAGGTGGTCTGGATGGTTCAGTTCAAAGATAGTCAGCGTGTACTCTTTAGGAGAGTATTGCGTGTTCTTGCCTTGGTGTACACCAATTTCCACATAACCACGTACACGCAGGAACGCTAGACCAGCACGTGGTGGCTTACCGCTTAGAATAGCGGCATGGTCTTCGTCGATTGCAGCTTCGTTAGCGATAGCCACCAGTGTATTCATGTCTACACCGCCGACCATAGTGTTCACTTGCACAGTATTATGTGTGCCTTGAACTACCATGCCCTGCTGTACTGGTTGCTGCACTTGTTGCTGCACAGTGTTAGCGGGTTGTTGTACTGCTTGACCAGAGTTCTGCAAGTACGTCACTAGCTGGTTAACAGCTACGTCTTGAGGAACACCGGCATTGATTTGGGATTGTACCCAAGCGATTTGTTCAGGAGTAAATTGCATGGTGCATCTTTCCTATTAATGGTGGATTACTGAGAGTTCTAGCATGTTAGCACCGACTTTCGCTTCCACTGGGAAAGGTACTGGTACGTCGATGTTATACGTGCTCTTGAATACCTGAGGCACGCATTCAAGAATGCGCGCCACTTGGCAGGTAACTTGTCGCAATAGGCTCTTATGCCCGTCTAACCATAAACAGTCGTGAACGGTGTTAACCATTTTGACGAGTCCATTAAAGCGCTTATTAGCTATGAAGTAGCGCCACACTTTACCTAGCATGACTTGCATTACTTCACCACCTAGCCCTTGTGACGGGTAGTTCTTCAGCTCTGTCGGGCTAAAGCTCAGGAATGTACCTCTATCTTTTAAGAAGTCCGGTGCTTCCTGTTGTGTCCACATGTAACGAGTACCTGTAGGGCTATCCCAATAACCACGACGGATTGGGTATCTATCTCCTTCAATGTACAGGTATTCACCTGTTTGATAGGAATTCGTTTCGCGTATGTAGTTAAGCTGCTCGTAGAACGGCTTAACACCGGGATATAGCTGCTCGTCTGCTTCTGCAAGTGCTTTAACCTCTTCCAGTGACATACCTGTGTCATAGGCGATGGTCGCAAGACCAGCGCCGTACTGGCTCTGGAACGAGTACACTTTAGCTTTTGTACGCTCAGCGTCTATGTCTGGGTCTCCGTCAACGTGATGCAGCTTCCATAGCTCTTCGTACGGCCGTTTCAGCTTCGCCGATAGTCGCTTAATGTGGAAGTCTACTCCGTTGTTTAAGTCAGCGATTAGCTGCTTGTCCCCAGTCAGTACACCGAGACACACTACTTCTAGCTGCGAGTAGTCTATCTCTCCCATTTCGCCCTCGTCGCCCCAACGAGAACGGAACATACGCTTAGCCTCTGAACCTTTTACTTTACCATCTTTGACTGAGCCACGTGGTAGGTTCTGGCCATTAGGGTTACTACTACTCAAGCGAGCCGTCACTGTACTTGTGTTGTTCAGGCTGTGGTGTATGATACCATCATCACCCACCAGTGTTAGCATTCCGCCAACTGGGTTGCCCTCTTCATCCTCTTTCCAGTAGTAAGTCTCCATGTCCTTCTTGGCTTTCGCGTACTTCGTGAACGCATCAAGGAATGGTACTGTCCCGTCTATCTTGAGTTTCTTGATTATCTTATCGCCAGTGCTGTACAATGGGTTGCCAAACGCATCTTCGTTAGCTGTTGCCCATCGCTTGTCTGGCTTGACATAGCCTTTAAACGTGACATAGAAGTCCTGCTTCTTGCCTTTTGGCTTGTCTAAATTAGGCTCCTTAACGTTAAGGAACTTAGGTGAGCCAGCCGACTTACCGGTCTTAACGACATCCTGTATCAAGTAACGATGCCCATTAGGCATCGTTACGTCAGCTTGGAATGTCTGAGGTACGTCGACTGGTACTGGTAGGTAGTGACGCTCGTTGATACACAGCGTGATGTCTGGGTGAATGGGTTTGCCTCTGAATAGAGGACACTTTGTCACCTTCATCGGGTATATCATATCGCCATTCTCGTCGAGGTGTGGCATCCACTTCTGGTATGACACAGTCCCTCCGAATATCAATGCACTCTTGTGCGCCGGACTTCCCCAGTTAAACTGAAACTCTGGAGGCAGCTCAGGTAAGTGGCTGTTCAGCTCTGCCAGCTTTGATTCAACTTCTTGTTGAACCCTTACTCGCTGCTGTGCACCTACCTCTCGGTCACACATGATACCATTCCACTCCATTTCACATAAGCCTAGGAGCCCATCGTGTCTGCCTCTCAGCATAGGCACGAAGTTATGGTGCATCTTATCGAACCGCGCACACTGGCCTACGAACATAAGCCAAGTGTTCATGATGTCGCCTTTGACACCACCGTAAGGATTATTCACGGCGGCACTACCAATTAGGTACTCCACGAGCATGTCTCGTGGTATATCACTGGTAAGCATCCCACTGTTCCACATTTCCTTAACAGCATCGTACTTTTCGCCACCACCGTACTTCGGTGCTGTCTCTTCCATGCTGTTCATGTGCAACTCGTCTACCATACCACCCAGTAGGTACTCACCATACTGCGTGTCGTATATTTCACCACCACGCTCAAAGAAAGCTGTTAGGTTTGGGTCGTCCCAACACCAGAGTAGGTCATACTTTATGTTGTGCCCGACTATCAGTTTCACTGTGCTTAAATCAGGAAGAAGTGCTTTTGGCACTTCTTCCTTACAGTTGTAATACGTGTGCATTGGCGTGTTGCCATTGTAGCTATAGCCCATTGCTACCACGTAGTTGTCAGGGTGAAACTGACTAGCAAACCGCCCTAAGTGCTCACGGTTGTCTGTTTCAAAGTCGAGTACCAGTATGTCCCCTTGCCAAATGGAATAAGGGTTCATGCCGTGAATACTCCTATTTTAAGTAGCTGTGCGTTCTGTGGCCTTGCTACTACCACCCATTCCATCATGTGCTGATTGAAAAACAGGTCTACGTCTATTTGCGATGGAAGACTTCTCAGCAATGTGTTCATCGCTTGTACAGCTGCTGCGTTGTGTGGCGTGTTACCTTGTACCAGCCATGCTTCCCCATCGTTGTACGTAGTTGTGTTAAGGCCTCTACAGCGCATGACTTCTTTGATGTTTTGCATCATGTGCCTTAGGTCGTGCATTGTCTCAGCCATACACTACTCCTCGCGTTGTCGTATCTACTTTGATTTGCCAACGACCTAGGTCACGTAGGTACCTTGCTGTGATGTTGCATCTGCCAGTATTAGTTAGCAGCTCCAACACTTTTTCTTCTTGGCGCAAGTGAGCACCTAGCTTGTACGCTATCAGCTCACTTCTGCCATTGGCGCAGTTAACTACGCCATAAACTTCAAATCCTTTATCCTTGAGCCAAGAATACGCAAATTCTAGCGAGTTAGACACGCCTAATTCACATCCGCAAGGGCAATGCAAGGTTTCAAACTTTGACTTCATAGGAACGCTCCTACGCTTACATTCGTCCATCTTCGTACACGCAGCCGACTAGCTTATTAAAGCGAGCTTCTACGCGCATACGTGGCGCTGTCGGTAATGCCAACTTGTTCTTTGGTGCACTGATGTAACGGAATGTCTCTTTAGCGTGTTCTTCTGGTTGCGTGATAAACAGCAACATGTCACAGGCACCTTGCTTGCCGACCTTACTATCTTTCAGCTCATGCTTCGCTGGCCACTGCTGCCATTCTTTGTTCTCACTTTGCTGGCTGGTTGCTATGTTAGGGTAGTCGTGAATAACACCGAGCTGTCTAGCCCACTGATACTTTTCCTCTAACTGTTGGTCTGTACGTAACGCTGCACTACTGCCTTTGAATGGCACGTTGTCCAACATATCCCATACTACACCGCCAACGCCACCGCATTCATCAATAACACGCTGGATTAAATCTTCTAGCTGCACGTTGCTCATACCGTGTACATCATAGATACGCAACGGATTCGAGTGGCCATACACTTGCTCAAGGCGAGCAGCAAGCGAGCCGTCAGCTTCCCAAGCATCTATCTGCTCTGTTCCAACACCGAATATCATACCATAGGCACGCTTTTGTATGCGCTCCTTCGGGCCTTCGTTGTTGAACCATAACCAAGGATAACGCGTCTGCACAGTAAACATGACTGTCAGGTTCAGCGTGAAGCTTGTCTTACCAACGTCTGTTAGGCCAGCCACAATAATCATGTCGCCACCTTCCACTGGTCGGCAGTGCTCTCGCATACCTCTAAGATGCCATTGATACCGCACGTTGCTTTGCTTCTTCTCCGCGAGTGACTCGACGGTAGCATACGCTGCTGTGCTGATTATCTCTAGCTTCTTCTTTGCAGCTTCCACTTCATTGAGGAGTACAGGCACCAGTGCTATTTCTTCACCAGCTTCATACTCCATGATGATGTTACCTGCGCGCATGGCAAGCTCAAGCTCAATGAGTGTGTTTACTATGGTTGCTCTTTGCTCTGGTGTTACTTCTTCACAGCATCTGTCAAGTAGTATCACATACGCGTTCACCATCTCAGTAGTGAGCGCACGATTCCACGAGTTAAAGAACAAGCTGCGGAATACATCCATGTCGATTACTTCATCGTTTGGATGCATGTCGTAGTAGCGTCTGTATCCGTCTAGGATTAGCTTCGTGTGGTCGTCTAACGCACTTTTAGGGACAAAGTTCTTAACTTTGTCCCAATCCTTGCGTCGCTTCATCACGCGTAGCACAGCCAAGTCAATAGCTGCGGCCATGTTAGTCTCCTGTCATTGCTTCCAGTAGTTTGAGTGTTAGCTCTTGGTTCGACAGCTTCTTAGGGTCAACGTGACTTCTAATTTGTCGGGTGTTTACCCATAGCCCTAGTGTGTGCCTAATACGCTTGTTTGCTGCTTCTCCTGCTTTGTCAGGGTCAAACCAAGTCAGTACAGTTCCGTGGCTAATGAGTGTTTCCAATTGCTTCGGTGTAAGACTTGTGCCCATGATTGCGTAAGCAACGAATGGTAATCGCAACAAGTTTATTCGTATAGCACTGGCGATGTCTTCCACCACCACTGCCGCTATGGGTTTAGTGCCGTTGTTAACTGTGTAAACACAGTCCTTGCTTCGTGCAGGTTGTATATACTTAGGCTTTTGACCTGCGTACACTGCTCTCAGCTGATACCACACTAAGACTCCCTCATGATTATACACTGGAAGCACCACTCGTTTGTAGTAGTCGCTCCAGCCTATGCGTAGCATTTGCCAGTAACTAGGACTTATGCCGCACTTGTACAACCACTGCCTACCTACTTCTGGAATCTCCAGTGTATAATCATGAGGTAGCCAGAGAGGTAATCTCTCTTTGCTTCGTTCCTCTGCCTCTCTGAGTTCTTTCAATTCGGCTAAACTCAGTAAACCTTTCGGTAGCTTTTCCACTAGCTTGCAGGCATTACAGAATACACTATAGTCCTTCAAGTTATGGTTGATAATTGCAGCGCCAGTGCCAGTGCCCCACCCACAGTTAGGACAATCTATCCTACCGTGTGTTCCACTTCTTAGCTCTTTCGCTGCACTTAGCCACCTATGCTCGTACCTGTTTCGCATTTAGTGCTACCTTGATGCAAAGTGACAGATAGCTGCGTGCTGGAGGTGGTGATGCAAGTGTGATACCACGCTCTTGCTCTTTAGCTAGCTGTTTACGTGCTTCTTTTTCCATGCGTGCCAGTTCTGATGGCATTATAGAAAAAGAGTTAGCTATTTGCTTCGGGCTCGTCCCGTAGCGTTCGAGGAACGTTGCATTTCGCATTGCACTTCTCTGCTTTGCAAGAGTGGCGGCAAGTTTTTGTTCCACTGCACTGGAGTCCATCTTCAGCACTTGTTTTGCGTATGCTTCCGCAGCTTGCCAGTACGTCAAGGAATTCTGTGTCATTTGGGCTTACTCCAAACAGTTCTTCTTCTACTTTAGTATCCATGATAGATACCTCCCGAAAAAATTTTAGTATTTAGTGCGCCCCGAAAGGCGCACTAAATGATCATTGCTTGTCAGCCTTAACCGAAGTTAGGGATACCTGACAGGCCTGGGATACCACCTTGTGCTTGCACTGGCGCTTCATACGCTGGTGATGCACCAACTACACCGGTTTGACCGGGTACTTGTGATGGTACTTGGTTAAACTGAGGCGCACCTGATTGTGACAGGGCAGCTAGGTCAGCCATCGCTTGGTCAGCCGCAGCGGTATTCACTGGTGCTTTCTTAGGCGCGTTTGCTTTTTCGTCTTTCGCTTTCTTAATCTCTTGCGCTACTTCCAGTAGGATAGCGTCGAGATGACCAGCGTTGACTACTTGCTCACGGAACTGAGCTTCAGCAGCATCTTTGTACTGTGCAGGTACTACGATGGTGTTGATTGGGTTGCCAGCGGCGTCGTTACCAAGGATGCGCTCCATTGGGATTGGACGTGGTGACAGGAATGCACGCATGTGGTATTCAGCTGGATTACGCTTAGATACAGCTTGGACGTCTTTGAACGTCACATATGCGCGCAGTTCTACTGCTGTACATTCCCATGCTGGTTTACGCGCAGACGAGCTCTCAGCTTTGACCTTCGCTACAGCGTGTTGGAAGATGTTGAAGCCTGCAGGTGGAGCAACTTGCTGTACTGCTGGAGTTGCAGGTGCACCTTGTGCTTCGAGTGGGTTAACGCCTTGTGCTGGCACGCCTTGGCCTTGTGGGAAACCCACTGCATTTTGGTTAGGTGTGAACATTGTTCTTTCCTTTCTGTTGTTGAACATCGGTGTTTAACGGTAAACACTCACCATGAGTGCTCACTGGTAAACAAAGCGCCCTCGAAAGGGCGCTGAACTACTAACAGAGAGTTGCAGTGTTGCTGCATTAACTGTACTAGTGTTTCAAACCTTCAGGTAGGTCTTCATACGCGATGCCACTATCCATCATCTTACGACGCAGTGCTTTGCGTTGATTGGCTGACATAGCGCGGTAATCAGTAGTGTCTTCCAGTACGACTTCTTCCTTTGCAGGCTCAGACTTTACTGGTGCTTCTACGTACTCTTCTGGTACTTCTGACTTACCACTGTCTGGACGAGCAGTGATAGACTGACGCCAGTGTTGCGCGTATTCAGGAGCTACACGACCTACTACGCGGCTATCTGTGCCTGGACGTAGTACAAACGTGTCATGTGTGCTATCGTACATTGGAGGCAAATCAGCTACTACTAGCTCGCCAACCTTACTAATGAAGGCTACGTCGAACTTGTCGCTAATCATGTCCCAAGGCATGTCTAGGACTACCTTAACGATTTGGCGCACTTGGAAGTACATTTGGCAACCACCTGCTTGTTGCACTACTGCTTGAGTAGTCACTACTTGCTCTTGTGGAGCTAGTGCTGCCATAGTTTGTGTTTGCTGCGCTGCAATCATAGCTGCCAGTGGATTCACTGGTTGATTGTCAGCAACAAACGTAGTTGTAGGTTGACCTTGGCTTTCAGACACTAGTGGAGCCTGAGCATTACGGCCAATCATAATTGGGTTTACACCTTGCATATCGAATTTCTCTTGTTATGCGCTATAACGCGCGGATTTGTGTGAATACCGATTTACCACCGATTGCAATTGCAACGGTCTCTTCCGGTAGTAGTTGCAGTTCATCGACAAAAATCCATCGACCTTTGCCTTGAGCTGTTTTGTCAGGTACTTGTGCTACTGCGTGTGCAGCACCATGTAGCCTGTAGTAATCGCTATTAGTGAACACGAAGTGTTGTTGATTCACTCGTCCCCACGTGCGTGACTTCTTGCCATACACTTCTACGACTACACCACGCGCATACAGCTCTTTTAGTAGCTGCTTGTACGCATCAGGAAGTTGCCCAAAGGCAACTTCCGGCTCGTTTCGGTTCATCCGTTGGATGAAAGGCATTACAGTTGACATTTGCGTCTCCACATAGTTAGGCCAGTCTCTTCTGCCCATTGAGCTACTAGCTGCTCACTTACTGGTACAGTATCCCAACCAATCTTGTTGCAACGTGAAACCTTAGCCATGCCATTCTGCACGTCGTCTAGGTCACAGCCTAGTTTCTCGTACAGGGCATACGCTCGGCTGCCTACTTCTGCCATCCCGTGGTTCCACGGAAAGTTCTTGATAAAGCGGTTGATACGGTACGTGTCTGCTGCTGTTGCTAGCATGAGTCCGTATATACCACCTTTATCTGTGATTGCGATTACGCTACCATGCTCTGTACTTAGGACAAAGCAGTATTCACCAATCACTTCAAAATCTTCAATTTGCCGTTGCAAAGGAGATTCACGATAACAGCGCTCAATCGCTCGCAAAGCGAAAGATTCAAGCGTTCTCGAACAATCAGCAAGGAATCCTTTACGCTCGTCTACGAGTTTTCCAAGCGTGTTAATGTACGCGTGGTATATGCTTACAGCATCGAAGTATTCTTGCTGAGTAATTGGTACTACTCTTGGCAGCATTGCGTCGTGAGCCAACTCGATTGGCTCACGTACTTGCAACTGGATGTGGTTAACTGTGACTGTCTGAGTCACTACATTGATGTCGTACATCCGTTACCTCCCACAATAGCTTTGTTACTATTGTAAGTGTTGTTCTTGATAAGCTTCTTAGCGTCTGCTAGATGCTCTGCACGCTCCCATGCTGACAATGACCACCACTTGGAGTCATATGACATGTCACGGAATAGTGCTTCGTTTACAAACGTGTAGTTTGCGTACACTAAGTCTAGCCAGTGGTGTGATGCCATGTTAGGCGTCAATCGCTTTATTTGGCCGACTAGGCTATTATTAAGCCAGATTTCCAAGTCGATACGTGTACCATCTGGTACTACTTCGATACGTGGATTTAGATTAGGGTACTTCCACTTCAGGTAGCACGCTAGACCTTGAACTTTGAATAAATCATTTACTCGACGCATTGCCATTTGAGATGTCCTCTAACTTTTTGGTACAACGACCATTAATTACTGCTGCGGATAACACTTCCCAGTACACTCGGCGTATCATGTAGTAGTGTTTAACTGTGTTTGCTTTGCTTCGCCCTGCATGTGGAGGGCCTGTGTACACTTTACGGCGCATATTAACTTCTAGGCCGCGTGTACCAACTATGCCATCGTATCTGTCCCAATAGATACTTACACCAGCTAGTCTAGCTACTTGATGTACTTGGTCTCTCACTGTCCGTGTCAGCAAGCTTGCAGCTGCATCAGGTTGTACTGTATGCAGCCATGTATTTGTGTGCAACCGCACAACTACTTCGCGCTTGTCAATGCCGCGAGCTTTTAGCAACCAGTTGAAAAAGGAATCTGGGAGTGCCATGCAGCATGATTGGAGCAATGTACGAATGAGTGTACTCACTCGTATCTTTAAAGGGCTCTTCACCGTAGTATGCACGTATGGTGATAAGCTCTTTCGGATTACACTTGTTCTCTTGAACAGCGAGAATAGCTTTTCCATTGTGAACGAATCCTTCTAGGATAACCCATCCAGAATGTAGCTCTAGCTTGCATTCTGGTAGCGTGATTGCGACCATACTTACCATTTCCATGCTAAGCACCTGTGTTTTGATAGATATACACATTGTCTGGTAAGCACTTAATTACTTCCCACACTTGCTGCACATTCAAGTGACCATTACCCACTCCCGGCATGGGCAAGTGGAATGTTAGGTCAGTGCGACTACGCGCTATTTCAATAGCGTACTGTTCCATATCATTCAACACGGACGCAGGTGTCTCTCGGCTACCTATGCCCGTCCAGTAAACAGATTTCACTTGTGACATAACTCACTCCTTCCATAAGGAATTGTCATTGCCAGCTCTAACACTAGCTCTTTGATTGAGTCACAATGGCAAGCTTTAGGACTGCACCAGCACTGCAAGTTTAGGTCGTGCCCTTTCAAATGTAGCCTTGCTAGCTCATACACTTGTGCTGTCAGATTTCTGTTTAGGCCTACTTGTGTCTTTAGCCACGCTTTATGCTTGGCTATTACATCAGCCCTTGCTGACTCGCTCGTCATTCGGAACGGATTACCTAGCACTGTGTTTCTGTCACAGCGCACATTGATACAGTTAGGTCTATGGACGTTTACACGCCCAATGAAAATTTCCGGCATTTGTGCCTCCTATGTAAGGACTGTTAGGACTAGCTTACCTTTGCTAGCTTGGTTTTGCCAGCTTGGTTCCTGCCCATTTAACATAATATCTGGGCTTGCTTCAAATGCAAAAGGCCGCTATCTCTAGCGGCCTTCCTTTGTTCCTTGCGCTTAACCAAACATGTTAACCGCCTCTTTGATGTCCTCAATGTTCAATCCTTTGTCAAGGAATCTCATTGCGGGCATATTGTTTCGGCTTGTGAAATCGCCTAGTAAATCGTGCTCTTTGTAAAGCTCATACATACTAACACGCAATACCTTGTTGAACGCAAAGTAATTGCAGGGATGTACGCCGTAGCTATCATGTACAAGTGCAATATCCATTCTTGCCGTGTTAACTGCTAGTCGCAAGTGGCAACCATCGTTACTGTGAATCAGGTTAGGGCTTGTTGCCGTTACCATCTTACGCGCATCTAGACGCTTCTCAAAGCGATTACCTAAATGGGCGCTGTAAATCTTACCACGAAACACGTTAGCGCTATTGTCGATGTACTGCTGTTCTACCTCGAATCCATCGAGAGTTAACCAAGTGAAACCAACTGCACCACTATCAACCGCATTCTTACAGCGATTTTGCACCGCATTGGTGTACTTGCGCAAGGCTGGCGCTTTTACTTCCATGCCTTCACAAATACGCTCGAAAGCCTGCTCCGTGTACGCTGCTTGCATTGCTGCACGCACCTTGTCTTTGATTGTGTCATCGCTTGCACCGTATCCGCCTAACATCACCGGATTCTTGGCAATATCTCGGCTAACGTCCGCATATGCTCCAACAATCCCATATACATCATTAGGCTTGTCTTCGTTGGTCGCCTTGCATACGTTCACTGTGCTTGCGCTTTGTGCATCGCGTGTGATAATGCTAATGTGCTGCAAGCCTGAACATGTTCCGTCTTGATGACAGACCACGTTGCTTTTAAACGTTTCAAAAGTGCCGTGCTCTTTCTTCCACTCAAGGGCGCGGAATACTTCACGCATCAACAGATACGCTTGACACTTGTCCGCTTTGGTGAAGCGTTTGCAAAACGCTTCAAAGTCATTACGATATGGAGCCATGCTATCTATGTGACTAGCGACCATAGCATACTTCATCTTAATGCTTTCTTTGGCTCCAAGTGCTGACGCGAGCGCCACACATAGAGCCATAAATCCGGTTTTGCCTAGTGGATAGCCTTTGTGGAATACAAAAGCCGCCTTGCATACGTCACTAGCTTGTGGTGATACGATACCACTACGATAGTACATGCGCCCACGGAAATCATATGTTACAGGGAAGTAGTAAGGCACATCCACTTGCAAGCGTGCAATCTCTTGCCACTGTTTGAAGATGCCCTTCCATTTCTCGGCCTTCTCTGGCGTGTTGTAGCCTAGTAGTACCTTGAAATCCAGTTCATTGTCGCATACAGTCAGCGCCAACTCTTTAATGTCTGGGTGTACCTCAAAGGCTACGCTTTGAGCGCGATTAGCCGCATCTAGTACGTGCTTGCTAATGTGGCTCTTTTGGTAGCCCTTAACAAGCTGTAAGTTTGCATCTGCACCGATACCCGTGAAGTTATCAGTCCACGGTTGAGGCATAAAGCGCAGCGGCTGACAGTGCATGTGCGCACGTTCTACCAAGTCACGCTTACAGTTCTCATATACCTGACTGAATAGCTCAGTCATTGGGAATTTGTTCACGGCAATAGCATTACCTGCTATTGTTTCCATGTACTGTTTAGGCTGCTGCTCAATCCATCCTCTCGCTTGCAGCCCATAGATGAAGTGTTCACCTACTAACTCGGCGGCCTCTTCGTCAAACTTGGTAACGCAGTTTTCAGGGTCTTGTGACCATGCGCTGATTGCGCCGCCGATGTTACGCGAGTTAACCGCCTTAAACTCACTTAGTAGTGATAAGCTGATTAGCCAGAACGCATCATTAAAGCGTTGCTCTTTGGTTGTCCAACCACCAAAATCGTCTTTAATAGCAACGTGATAACAGCCATCCCAAAGCACAGGAAGTTCGTTAATCCATTGTGCGAACATATGAGCGCTAACCTCGCGGCTAGTGATACGCTCGATTGCAGCGCGTTTCAGGCTTGCTACTTCGCTTGCATTGTCATCAACAAGCTCATTCTTGATAATTTCACTGATAAACTTATTCATTTGGATAGTCTCCAATCTGTTGGGCTACTCTCGCAGCCTATAAGGTGCTAACTCTATCAGTTTGAATATTTCACCACGGCGCAACCGCCATTAGTGCGTTTAATGTCCTTGCGCTCTACGCCCTGCGCTATGTACCGTGCAATGCAAGCGTTTTCCTGCTTGTACGCTTCCATCTCTGCATTGAAAGCCGGTACTGCATAATTTAGTACGCTTGCCCAGACGATTGCGCCCACGGCGCAAGCGGCTAAGATAGTCTTAATAGGCATGGTTACACCTCACCACGTATAATAGTGTAATACTCGTCCATTGCCGTGTCACATTGTGCTTGATTACTGAAGTACATAAGCACTTGAGTTACCTCTATTACTTGGTTGCCTTGGCACAGCATGTCGTACAGCGTTTCTGCTGAGTTCATAAGCAATTCTGGCTGTTCTTCAATCAATTGAAGGTAGTCCGCTTTCATTGCCACTAGTGATGCGTTGCTAAATAGCGCACGCGCATCTACAGTGTACGACTTACGCCACAAGTTAATATCCATAAGTGAGCCTCCACACTAGTCAAGCCCCATTGCTTGCCCTATGTAGTAATAATAGCCTAGTGCCTCTTATTGCTCAAGCGCCATATGCTAGTATTGTGAGCTTGCCCACAATACTTGAATATTACGCTTGTTTTGCTTGTGTACCACTTGACTACAAGCGGAGAGTGTGCACATCGGTGATGCTAGAATCATACCGCAGCGTGCGAGCCAAGTCAAGTAGATGAGTTAGTACATCTTATGTGCTTTAGCACTTAGATGTACTACGTGCCTAGCGCAGCGGCTACTTTACTTGGTGAGTAGCGTAGGTATCTTGCATCATCACCGCTGTGCGCCTCGGCTTACAGCATTTGCTCGCTGTGCTTTATACACCAAACTGTGCACGGTAGCGATTGATGCCCTGCTTTATCTTGCGCACCTGCTGCTTAGTGGGCTTGCAAGCACCAAAGCTGTGCACACCCAAGTCAAAGGCTGCACCTGTATCCATCAGCCACCATTGATTACGCATACTCGGTGCTGTCGAGTATCCAATGTACATCAGTCTGAGCATGTATGCCTCCTAGCTAAATAGCTCTTCTAACCATGCCGTTTCGCTTAGCAGCCTATCGTGCTCGTAGAACGCCACGGCTGATTGCTTTACTTGCTTACGCGTGGGCTTAACGTGCCCAAAGCTGTGCACACGAGTGGAATACTCTGTGTACACTAGACACCACGAGCATGGTGTGTCTGATGTTGTACCGAAGTACATCAGTTGCAACATAGTTGCCTCCGTTGGTTATCATTAAACACTGGGCTGAAAGTCTGCCCATTCCATAAAAGTATTAAACAACTCCGATGGTTAAGGTAGGTGTGTGTAGCCGCCTAGCGGCGGAACACACCAAAGTAGTGAACTAGTCTTTAGTCTTTTGCGCGTACATGACACTGTATTGAGCCAGTTACACTCTAGACAATGGAAGCATTGCGCAGCTTTGCTTCGCTTGTCGGGTTGCATGTGATGTAGCCTCTTGTCGACGAGGTGCTTACTGCGCCCATAATAAATAGGTGATGATATAGACGTGATGTTATACATGTACCCTAGTGCACTAGGTAATGATATGTGACGTGATGTACACATGTGACGTGATGTGCACTAGTGCTTAATGTGACGTGAGTGTATGTGAGTGTACCTAGGTAGCGACTGGTGAAAAGGGGTATAGCCCACGTACACACACTTGCCACAATTTTGAACACTGAAGCATGAGCCTAGGCTCGTATGGTAGGAGCTACACCTGTGGTACTACGATGTACCAATATGCACCGATGTATGATGCAGGCTACATTAGCACAGGTGTGTAGCACATGCACTGAAGGTAGAGGGTTGCTGAAGCGTACACGGTGTACCATGTGTATGCTCAGGTGAAGGTGTGTAGCTTGTGCTCAGAGGTAGAGCTGTGCTACGAGCCATAAGCAGCTCGATGCTGCGCTTGGCGAGTAAGTAGATGCGGTGGAAGCGAGTACCCTACCCTATGGGGGACATGCTGTGGAAGCGAGTGCTAGGGGAGTCACCCCCTCACAATTGCAACCCAATTTTACTATTCTGACCTTACGTGCACTAGTGCCTCTATGGCACATGTACACCTTTCGGTACTCTTTCGATACTCTATTACACTGCAGTACACTCCTTACCTGAATGTACTCTAGTGTACTAGGTTACCTAATATCTGCCTCCTTCTGCCGTGGCAGTAGGATTCGCGGGCTTACCTGTACTTCACTCTCATCTATGCTCTTATATTACTCTTATTCTCTTATCTTCTAATATTTTAAAATCTCTTTAGGAGATTTTAAAATATATTATATAGTCTCTTGATTACATTTTACACTTTTATCAAATATGCCTACGTAGACTTACTTTACACTACTTTATGTCTGTTGCTGGACGCAATGTCACAGTCTAGTCCCATGCTTATCAAAGTTAGCTCCACCCAACGGCTTCATCGCTGCATTAACTGTACTACCAAGTTAGACCTGCAGGTGACACGACGAGATGTGCAGCAAGCGAACCTGCTGCACTTGGTCACGTCTGTCCTGTTATTGGAACTCAGCATAGTTCCAGTTAGGGTACAGAACTTCAAAGTCCTTAGGCGTATTTGCTAGTGGCGCTACAGCTTGGACAATCTTCGTCTTAGGCTGTGTACCCCGTCGCTCCCAAGGATAACCTTTGGCACGACATTCAAAGATTGCCATCTTCTCTGTGTCTGAGCCCACTTCAGCAACTTCGTTGCTTACGTGGTCTGTAACACGTACGACTCGAATCTTGTCCCAGCTACCTGTCGCATTGATTGCATGTGTGCTATCTGCCAGCTGTGCTGTAGTTACTTCTACTAGACCTAGTGTATTGGCCATGTTCCTGTCTCCTGTGCTTCTGCACTGTTTACCGTTAAATCGTAAATTCGACCAAATTCAGCCGTTAACAATCGAAATAGCAAGTCCGCAAACAAGCATAAATCAAGCGAAACGACCAAAGATGATGAATCGTACCAATAATAGCATAAACGGCAACAAATCAATTCTGGACTTGCTGCCGTCTGGGTACCATTATAGCTGTTGCTGCGCTAGGAACGCTGCTAACCCTGCTGGTTGCGCTGTAGGCGCAACCGAAGGAGCTACTTGTGCAGGCTGTTGCACTACAGCTTCTGTGTTTGGTAGCTCTTCTCCGTACACTTCACTAGTGGGTACGTTGAAAACTTGTGGCTTCAGTGGGTTCATGTTAGGCATAGGTGGCACAGGTGGCGTTGGAACCACTTGAGCCGCTTCTTGCAGGTGTACACTGCTTTGTGGCAGACCTACTTGAGCTTCTACTGGCTTAAACTCACCTTCATCCACTTCAACTGGCTTGCTTAGCTTACCATTTTCGTCGATAGTCAGCGCAGGTTGCACCAGTGAACGACTTACTTGTGGTGGACGCTGCTCGTCAGGTGTCCAGTTACACTTACTAGCGGCTACTTCCCACTCTTGAATACGCTGTAACACGTACACAAGCACTGCTTTGAATGACATCATCTTGTCAGGGTATTGCCGGCAGTAGTTGAATGCCTTCATTAGCGCTGGTCGCACGCCGAAGCTTGCTGACCAACCGGTACGTGGGAAGTCTCCCATGCTGATATGGTTTACGTCTGGACGAATTTGCATACTAATGTCTCCGATTACTTATGCGTGGGTGTCTGAAGCGTTCACAAGCGGCGTAATAGCCAGTTTCTTTTGTTAGTGCGCCCCATTCTTTCATGAACTCCTTGTTAGCGAGTTCCTCTTTTTCATCTATTACACGGGTTTCGTCTACAGACATGAATGCCATACAGCGTCTTGCGCATGCGTGCATCACGTCCAGCCTATCATCGTGTATTAGTGATTTGCGTTGCTTGGTTACACGTACTAGCTGGTGAATCAGCTTGTATGAGTCGCGCATTTCAAGCGAGTATTTCTTTGTACTCGTATAATCGTACTCTATGACTTGTGGGTCTAAGATGATACGATGTCTAGCGAGTAGTGGTGCTAGTGTCTCGATAATACGCAGCTCTTTCTGTTGGCTTTCCCACACATCGTTTATCATTGGTGGCTCGCCAGCCTTGTTTATCTCGTACACGTGTTGTAACACTGGTCTTAGCATTGCTGCGAATGCACCATGACCCATGTTCTGCTCAGAGCCTATTTCCATTACACCATGCTTCAGTGCCAACTCGGCAATCTCTCGGAGATTGCTATCTGTGTAACCACCTTGCAAGCCGATGATTTCTGGATAGAAGAGATACCCGTTCAAGCAGTACACTATACCCACTGCTACTTCGTCGGCATTCTCGCCTTGACCAGCAGGGTCAATGTGCATGTACTTGAACTCGTACTCGAACATGCTCTCACTTGCACTGAAGTTACGATATAACTCAGGAGCACAGTGATAGTGTCTTGTCATCTCTTCTGGTAGCTTTAGCTTTGGATTAGGCAACCATTGTATTGCTCCCGGTGCTTTGTCCATAGGTACATCCATGATGATTAGGTTACGCGCCTTTAGAGGGTAGCGCCCTTCATCACTCAGGGTTGTATCTAGCATGTGCTGCAGCTGGAAGTATTCTGGGCCTTGGTCTAGCTCTTTCTTGGTTAAGCCATTCTCGTCTAGGCCGGGCATGTATGGGTCTACTGCCCACCCTCTGTCACCATTAGGGCCACCACCTGTCTGTATCTCTGGGTAGTATTTAATGCGCTCTGTGACATAAGGTGCTAGGGTGTCACCATATCTTGGCAGCTCTTCCTTGGTAGGATAGCGGCCTGGCCATACGCGAATGGTGTAACCACGTCGTGGTAAGTTCTTATAGATTGAGTCCACTGTCTGAGGTGTACCCATGAACACTATACGACCAGATTGACAGATAGACGTAAAGTCACGTGACAAGTGCTCTAGCGCTAGTCGCTGTGTCTCAGTCAAGCCGTTCTTAGATGACTCTATATCATCAGGGATTAGCAAGTCCGCACGTCTACCTTGCATGTTAGCTGTCACACCTATACACGCTACGCTTGGTGACTTCTCTGCACCTTTGAGCATCCAATGCACATCGAACGCTTTGGTACTACTTCTGTCCCCATTGTATCGGTCTGGACGCATACAAGCCAGTATATCCCAAGTCATGATGATTTGGATTACCCAGTTTGCAATCTCCATAGCAACGTCACTACCTGCTGAGATAATCAGCACACGGTAGCGGCAGTTGTGTATCAGCTTCCATACAGCAAAGATAGCCACTATGGTACTCTTTGCTTGTGACCGCTGTGCTTGCACCATGATACGGTCACGTGATTCATCGGCAATGAAGTTACCGATGTCTATCTGCACCTCTGTACATCCGAAGCCCATAAGCTTAGTCATACAGTCGTACAAGAAATCAGAGAACAGAGCGTAATGCTCGCGTAGGGCTAGGATGTCCGCCCATCTGGACGCATGTTCTTGAGCATTCTCGTCTAGATGAAGTAGGGCTTCTCTACTTGAGAGAAGCCCTTTGAAGGCATCACTAGTGAACAGCTCTTGGTCTCGCATGTCGTCATACAGACCTAGGTGCTCAATGTCTTGTGTGATGTCCTCGTATTGAGGTATTACATCGTCAACTTCAATGCCTCGGAACAAAGGGCGTTCCATAGGGGCAAAGTTACTGACCTGCATACTTCACCTCTTTAATACCTGCTGCCGCTTGCTGTGCAGTAGGTAAGTTTACTACCTTGTCTGAGTGTCGCTGCTGATTCTTCAGCTCGTCACGTAGACCGTTTAGACCTTTGTTCTTGTCAATGTCAGCAGTGATACTGTTGTCATTTAGGAACTTTACTACTGCCGCAAAGTCGGCGGCTTTAGCAGCACGACGCCATTTGCCACTGAAGACTGGGCCTGCCTCTGTCATCACGTTGATAGGCTCCAGTTCAGTAAGCTTGTCGTGTGCCCATTGACAGGCGAGTGCATGTAGTACACCCAGTTCCTCAATTGTGGCTTTAGACATGTGTGCTCCTTACGCGGATGCGTTATGAGTTGATGCGCTAGTAACTACCACATACTTGCCAGTAGTCTCTACGGTGAGTTTGCTCGAAGGGCAAACGAACGGCTCGTAGAACTGTCCGGCAGGGATTGGTATCTTACCTCCGTCATCGCCAAGTTGAATGCTCCCATTCTGGTCTATCATAATGACAAACAAGTATGGGCGTGTATAGTCGAACTGGAATACACGGTTGCCCGTGTATTCTTTCGACACCAGATTAGCTCGTGGTGCGCATCCCATGATTACACCTTCTTACTGTTCTTGTACTCGTAGTACGATGCTTTCCACTCTTCGAGTTTCTTGTCATCGTCCTCACTAGGGGTACGCTTCACTAGGTAGTCCATGAACCACCACCATAGGTTTTCAAGCATCTTTTCGCCGAATAGTGACATGAGTAGGTTCATGCCTACTCGCTTAATCATCATCAGGATTGCTGCTGGCACGATTGGCCTCCTTAATATTCCGGTATGTAGAGCTTGCTCGCTCTAAGATTAGTAGTACAAGTGCAATCAGCAGCCCAATCTTGAACCACGCACCAAACGTCAAGCCCCATAACGCTGCTTGCTCTAGCTCTTCCGCTGTGATTGGTGGCGGTTTTAAGACCTCACTAGCTGTAGCACTTGCGATTATTCCAACTGGCAGGACGTCTCGCATTATTGCTCCCAAGTCATTCAGGTTCATAACGGTTACTCCATTCTTGCAGCTCACCCGTCTGTGCCCCAAAAGCCTTCTCGTTTGAGTTCTGCTATGTAGTCTGCTACTGGAACACTGCCACGCTTAGGGCTCCATACAACTATGTCTGGTTTATCCCTTACATCAATGTGCAGCCAGCCTATGTCTATCTCGATGAACTTAATCATCTCGTATTTCTTTCGGTCTTTCAGAATCATGGCGTGCAACTCTTTGGGATTCCAGTCCCCTATTGTGTCCGACGCGGTGCTACGGTTGCCATCTAGTGAGTGAGCGTGATTACCTGCGTGCTGGCTTGTAGGGCGATAGTGTGACTGACCTACTACACGTAAGCCGGATTGGTCACGGCCACCTGGCCCTCGTGTGTTGCACGTCATGGTCTTACCTAACTGCGCTCGTAGTAGATTCATTGCATGAATTAGTCTTCCACTCACTAGGTTTCTCGCGTTCTCTCCGAGCTTAGTCCATATTTCCCACGGTACTAGCTCCCATGTCTCAAAGTAATTTCTCACTTTATTCTCCTATGGCTTCTTTACTAAACGAGGTTTGGCTACCACTGACTCGATTACACCTGTACCATCTGTTTCTACGAGGTAGTACAATTGTACCTTTGTCGCAGTGCCTATATCTTGATACGGTGTTCGCATTCTAAACTTGTTGAAATTCATTAGTTCAGAAAATCGGCTACCTTGGAACTCTACGATACCACGCGCAGGGTCGCTACAACTCATGTACACCTTGTGCTGTACCGCATTGCCTGTGTACGCGCAGGTCACTTCTAGTTCAAAGCTCCACTCGCCACCCTGTGGTACTATTACATCCCCTGTACGGAAGAACGCCTTGGCAGCATTGGCTACTGTGGTACTATTACCACTGCGCAAAGTCACAGTGCCGTCCCCTCCTACCACGCCACCTACCCCTAAGCTAGAGCCATCGTTAGTAGGGTCAGCAAAGTATAGTCGCCAGTCATCTGGTACTTGCCCCGTAGCCCCACTGTACAACACGCCACTTACTCCTGCTAGGTCTGGGTTTGGTGCGTAGTTAGTACGAACTAGTGGTAAAGATTTGAAGTGGGCGTCAAGGGTCTTCACAGCTTCTGAGGCTATCAGTGATGCTCCATACCCTGTTGGATGAAGACCGTCCGTTGTTGCTTCACGACTGTTAGCCGCGGATAGTGCGTTGAATGCCTCTGACGACTTTGCCATAACAACTCTGTCGCTACGCTCTGCCACTAGCTCTGCGTACAACTCATTCAGCGTGTCTATCTTGGTGTTAAGCCCATCCGTCATACGACGGTGGGCTACTGGTACTAGCAGCACGTATTTTCCGCCCGCAATTAGCGCATCCAGCACTTGCCGCATACCATCGCGTGCAAACTCTGGCGTCTCACCTGCGTTAAGGTCGTTAGTACCACCCATTAACACTACTACGTCAGCGTCAGTAGCCAACACAGAAGGCACACGCGCTAGTATGTCTCGTGTCTGGTTGCCAGTAACGCCTAGACCATCCAGCATTTCAAACTCTTGGCTGCTCATACCCCACAACCATCCCCAGTATCCGGCTGTGCTGATAGAGTAGCTACCGTTAGCTTGACGCGTGCTGTCACCATTATCTGTGAAGCTGTCACCGAATGCCACTAACTTTATTAGCTGCTTCTCCAGTAACACGCGTACAGGCTCGCTGCCAGAGTTCACATCAGACACATCTGCGCCTTCTCTGAACGTGATTACGTAACCACCTGCCGATTCTATGGTTATGTTGCCTATAGGGCATACCAACGGCTCGTAGAAGCTACCAGCTTTTACTGGCACCTTACCACCGCCGTCCCCAAACTCAACAGTACCGTCTGAAATCATATCCACTCGGAAGCCGACGCGCTCTGCGTCGGCTTTAAGTGTTGTGACCCCAGATGTAGTGATTGTTCTCATATTGCCTGAGTACATTACTTACCCTCTATCTCGTTCTTGTTGTATCGCACTTCGTAGTTGTATATCGCCCCTACGAACTCCGTTGTAATTGAACCTACGTTAGCGCTCCATGTTCGGAAAGCTTTTCGGTTCACTTGAGGTGCTAGACCACCTGTTGTTATAGCCCCACTACCGGACGAGTTGAACATAGTCCACACTTTGTTGAGGTCAATACCTGCTGGTATATCTTCAATTAAGTATCCGTTGCCAGACCACGGCGCTGCATACGACTTTGTGTCTCTACCGCGCATGACTACTGTGCCGTCACTCCATTCTTCGAGTTTCTGCCACAGCATACCATCCATACCCTTACCTGTTATAGCAGCTTCCCTGTAGCGCACTTTGTAAAAGTCGCTATTCAGGTTTGTATTGCGAACTAGCAAGTCTTGCACTTTGTACAGGTTGTTAGCTGAGTCTGCTGGTCGCCCATCATTCTCAGTCATCCAGCTAGACCAAGCGAATAGCTTGTCAAACTTGACTCCGTCTGTAGCTGCGTTTAAGTAGAACGGTCTTGGTGCTGTACCTGCGTAGCTACCCTTGGCATCGAGTATGTTACCGCCGATGTATAAAGCTGCGTTTGCAGGCTTCAAGTTTCTTTCGTGCACCCACAACCATATCAAATAGTCACAAGTCTGTGCCCCGACCACCTTAGGTGCAAAGAACTTGTTGTCTAGGTAGCGCTGCTCGTTTATCTTTAGGTTGTTGTTCATGATTGCACCAAACGAACCAGTGATGTTATCTCTGGTTGCTAGTTGCACTTCATTACGCGACACATCGAACACACCTTGACCGGGCGCATTGCTTGTCACGCTTTCGTACACTCCTAAAGACTCGAACTGGTTGTCCGTAATACTAACTCGGCATCCTGTATCAGCTGCTATGATACCCGTGACTAGTGCGCGTCTGAACTTACCTGTGTTACGTCTCACCTCAAGGATACCATCTTTGAAGCGAGGTACCGTAGGGTTGCCGAGCGTAACTAGACAACGAGGCACTTCACCTACCACACGATTGTCGTTCACATACAGCTGCTCACACACCCTAGGGCTAGTTGCAGGGTCGCCAGTAGCTGTCACCCATATCAAGCCAGACCTTTCTGTCTCTTCTGCTGTATCTTTCACCTTCAAGTCAAACTTATTGCGGGACAAGTCGAATACAGAGCCTGTAACGTCTACTGCACTACCATCAGCATCCCCTTCTGCCCATAGGCGTATTGGGCTGTAGCCTGTGTAGCATACGCACGTGTTATCCACAAACTCAAGGTTCAAGTTTGGTATCTTTCTACCTTGTGGGTCGAATGTGCTTGCGTTGAAGTAACATTCGAACACTGTTGCTTCTGACGTCTGGTGGAACACGTTAGACTTGATAGATAGGTTCTCGAACCCTTGACCAGATATGCACGCTTGCCCAGTCCCGTCTAAAAAGCCCATCTCCATGAACAAGTTACCTTGTATCAGTGTTGCTGCTTTGATAGGGTTCTGGTCTGGATGCACACGCTGTGTCACCTTCACTGCTGCTTTACGGAACAAGTTACCCACTATATTTACACCGATAGCACCTGTGTTATTAGACGTTACCTGTGTGCAGTTTGCGAAGATGTTGTTTGCTATTACCAAGCCTAAGGTGGAGGTTGTCAAACCGACACCGCTACCAGCACTACGGGCATATCGTATGGGTGCGTCGCCTATGTTCTTGAAGATATTGTTCGTGATTCGTGTGTTGATACCCTCACGCACATAGATACCTTGCTGACCGAACACTGGTATTACTTGGGTTCCTCCATCGAGGAACCCTTCGTAGAATCCACACCCTTCGCCTTCCAGCCAGATAGGGTACTCTGTCCCTCTGTTATTCAAGCGCTTGAAGCCGCCGCCACGAAAGGTTACTGTGTTCTTACCAGTCTTGAACGACACATCAGGCCACACGTAGATACCGTCGAACACTATTGTGCGCCCGTCTTTCATCAGTGCATTAATGATGCTTACTGCACTGTTGACTTGGTCGCGGTTCATTGGGTCTTTCACGTATGTGGACATGAATATGATGTCATTCGTGTTACCCACTGGTGGCACATCATAGATTACCGGATTGAACACGCTGATATACAGCTCCTCTCCGGCCGCAGGGACGTAGGTTTTGAATTTTATGACACCACCTTCAAGCGTGTAATCAAGACCCGGCTTAAACGCTTTTGTGCCTGCAAACACGTTTGTCATGTGCACGTTTGTCACGTTAGTGTTAGGAGCTTGGAACTCCTTGCGCACACCGTCACCTACATGCTCTATGTACGCTGGTATAATACCAGTGAAGTCTGCAAACTTGTTGATGTCTATAACACGTAGTAGGTCAAGGTTATCTTTTGGCTCACCGCTATTGATTACCTTGAATCCTGCCATGTCTATGTTGCCTTGCGCTGCCCATATGCCATTGAGCTGCGTAAACCCATCCATGTACTCTTGCAGCAAGTACAGTGAGTGGTAGTTCTGTCGGTCAATACCGCCAGCGTTAATGCTCTTGTCCTCAAACTTGTGTATCAGGTCTGTCCGAGGCATCACGCGTCTAATGTAGAAGCGTGAGCCATCGGGTAACTCTGAGGCGACCTTAGTGAGCTTGATAGTCCACTCGTTGACCCACTCATAGCTTAGCTGCTGAGCGTAATCAGCGTGGTCGCCTTTGTACACATAGATGTCACTCTTATTCAAGTAGTCCATCTGTAACGGATAAGAAACACGAACACCGTCGCTGACCTCCACTTGATAAGTGAGAGGCATCTCTAGTCTCCTTTAGCTACTGCTTCAATAACCGCACCTGTTGCTTCAAAAGCCATTGTGTTGTTGAGGAATATGATACGCTCTGCATGACTCATTGCCTTATCACCATCGCCAGTGGATGCTGCGTAAGCTGCATCCACGTAACTACCTACTAGTGATAATGCTGGTACTTGGTTCATTGTCTTGCGAACGTACTGCTCTGGAGTCTCTGCACCACCATACAGGTGGCTTAGCGCATAGACATCACCGATGCCACCTAGCTGCGTGATGTAGCGGTCTGCTGCACCACCAAGCAGGGCATCTTTACCAGCTCGGTCTACTTGCTTCTTGTACTCCTCTGCCCATTCATCACCAACACCAACAGCTACTGCTGCCATTAGCGCGAACTTGGAGTGTCTCACTAGCCCTGCTGTCATACAGTTAAGAGCTAGCTGTAATGCTGCCTCTTTGTCCGCAAACGCGAGGCTTCTTCCAAGTGCTTTGTTTTGAGCTGCGATAGGCATGGTTCTAAATTGCATGAGCATTTGCACCCAAGGCTTGTTCCACCACTCTGGCATTTCTCCGACGAGTGGGCGCAACAGCTCTGTTGCTTCTGCTCTTTGCAATGCGTACATGAATGTTTCTTTTGCTTTTGGCTCCCACTTGTCGAAGTTGTACTTCGTAGGGTAGCCATCGGCGTCGAACTCAACATTCTCGCGGATGGTCTTTGCGAGCGCATCGTTTACTCCATTTACGTCAGTTAGTCCGTAGTCTGCCATACGCTTCGGAGACATTTTGCTCTTGCCTAGCACAAAGTGTCTTGCTACTTGCATAGCAAAGCTTCGCTGTAGCATAGCTTCTTGGTACTTACGAACCATGTTGTACCCAGTGACGTGCCCAAAGGCACGTCCCACCATAGGTTTCAATCCGCCAAACGTAGCTTTGTCTACTGCCCAGTCTACTGCATTGCGTACACGACTTGTCTGTGCCAAGTCGTAATCAGTGTAGTATTCTGCTTCTACGTTTATTAGATGATAGTCCCAGTTGTACCCAGTCAAGTTTTGCAGCTCACGCAGGTCTTCCGCCATTTCATCTGGGTTCATGCCTTTCAGCACTTTCTTCATGAATTGTGGGTCGCCTGTGCTCTCCATGATACTGCGAGCAGCTACTGCACTTGTCTCGATAAGCTGTGCAGAACCTAGCCCACCAAGCTTAGTCAGCACGCTAGCAGTCTTTAGGCTGCGCTGCCAGTCCGCTAGACCACCTTGCACTGGACGACCAAATAGCATGTCGATAACATCGCCTACTACTTGGAAGTCTCGTGGGTCTTTGTTATGCTCGAACGCTGCTTTCTGTAGCGTGTGCAGAGCAGTATAGCTTGTGATATTGCCACCACTTGCTTTGCTCACACCAGCCCACCCTGCTACACGGTTACTGTAGTTAGTCGCCAGCTTACGTGTGTCAGTCTCGATTAAATCTAGCAAACTAACTCCGTCATGCTCTGCACTCCAGTCCACGTTTAGACGCTCGACTGAACGAGCGTCGTTAGTCGCTACGTACATGTCTCCCATTGCATCATCCGATTTAAGCCATGCCTCAAGTGCTTTGGCATCTTCGATTGGGTTCTCTGTACGCATTGCCTTCTGTAGCAATGGTAGCAAGTCTACACCGTCACGCATCATTCGTTTAGCGTGCTCCACTTTCCAAATCTGTGGTGCGTAATGCTGGATGCGGTTCATACCAGTGAAACCTTTGATGTGGTTATCTACTAGTGTTGTGTAGTTGTGCAGCATGTAGTCATCCCACTGCTTAGCAAACTTAGCAATGATTGGCTCGTTTGGCAGTGGCTTACCTAGACGCTGAGCGTTCAAGTACAGCATCAGTTTGCGAGAGAACTCGTCTTGCAACTTGTTCTTACCTCCTGTGCTCACTGCTGCCATCATCTCTTGCACTGCATTGGCACCTTTGCTAGCTGCATACTCTTTAACAGCCTTGTCGTAGTGTGGCAATACTTTACTTACGCTGCGAACATATTCAGCTTCACGTATCACAGCAGCTGTATGCTTGCGCATCACGTCGCCACCGTATCCACGCCCCATCTCAGTGAAGTGTGTACCAATCCAGTTAAGCGTTGGGTTATCTGACTCGATGAACTTAGTGGCTAGGTCTTTTGTTACACCTCCCCACTGTGACACAGCTTTAGCGGCGAACTGCCCGATAGAGGCAGGTCGCAGCAAGTCTTGATAGACTTTGTGCTCCCCACTACCGTGGTAGTTAGCTATCATAGCCGTGACTCCATTCCAGTTGTCTTTCATCAAGCCTTTACTTACTGCTTTGATTGCTGCACTATCCAGATTGGTGACATCAGTGAATTGTAGCATCTTCTTCGGCTCAGCACCTTCTGGAGCTGCTTCCGCTTCTGCTTTCTGTTCCGCATCTAGTCGTTTTGCAACCTCTTCAAGCTCTGCTATTGACACATTATCTGATTCAACCCACTGCTTGTTGCTAGGTACCACCGTCTCGTCAAATGCGGATTTGATTTGCTTAGGGTCAATCACTGCGAGTGCCACACCTCCCGGTTCGTCCACCCATATCGAGTCATAGCCTTGCGCGCGCAGTTTCTCTGCGTTCAAGTCACTGTGTGCCACTTTCCATGATATAGGGTAGTCTTGGCTCCCCAGTGTGTTACGCAACTCTAATTTCACTGCTCTTACATGACCACCAGTATTTAGCTGTAGTCTAAATTCGTTAAAGGCAGCAATAGCTTGTTCACTTGTAATACTGCCACTTCTCAGTTTACCCAGAACTACTTCCTCTATGTAGCCTATGTTGCTGCTGAACAGAATGTCTTCTAGTTCTGCCTTGCTGACTTTAGACTTTAGCATACCCTCTGGAGTAAATGCATGACCAAATTCTTGTGCCAGCACTTCCAAGTTCGCTGCATCTTCTGCTGCGTCCATAGTGCCGAAGCCTACACGTTTTAACGTTGCATACTCGTTCGCTATCTTGGCGTCTTTTGTGAAGAATATGAGGCCACCTGTCTGCGGTGCCGCTTTGAACTCGTCGAAGTCCCCGAAGCCGCCATGAAAGTACACGTCATCCCTGTCTATTAGTCTAGGTACCTTTACTGGCTTGTTGTACTGCTCCACTACTTCATCAGCTCGTTGCCCCATAGCTACAGCCGCTTTAAGCTCCTTGCTCTGCACTGGGTACTTGCTTACCTCCATCACTGAAGGATATTCGATTTTCGTAACCGGATTTTTGACCAGAGACTCACGACGCAGCCGCGCAGAAGCCACCTCAGCATCGAATTTAGCCAGTACCGCAGACATTTCCTCGGATAAAGGAGAGGGCGCCTTAGAATCGTTTCCACGCTTGTTAGCGTACGCCAGCACTTTGTCTAGCTCTGCACGTGCACCTTGTACGTACTTTGCGTATCTTTCTGGCGACGCATTCATGAATACATCGTTGCGCATTAGTCTGCTTAGCAATGATTCTACGTTCACACCACCCTGATGCAAGCGCACAGCGTCGTGCACGATGCCTGTTAGTGCATCCCAGCCTTCGCCCTTGTCTTTCACCATGTCTAAGCCTTCCACTTTAGCAGCAAGCTCGTCGTTAAGACGAGCGAACATGCCCAAGCGTTTACTGTCATACTTGGTATAGCGCAAGTCACGTAGCTTTGGTCTATCCATCATAGACACTTCTGGGAACTTGACTTGGCCAGCACCATCAATGGCTGCTTGCTTACCAGCTAGGTCTCCGGCTTTATCGCGTGCAACTTGGAGCTTTCGCACCATATCGACTACATTGGCTTTGGTTGGATTGTTGATTGCTGGATGATTCTGCAGTGTAGTCAAGTCTACTTTATTACGGAACTTGTTTAGTAGCTCTACTTGCACTGCTAGGTCTTTGGCCTCCAAGGCTAACCACTGCATATCGTTGTCAATCTTGAACGCTTTAGACTCTAACATCTGGTCAATCTTGAGCACTGTCTCGCCCGGCGTGAACTGGTTCCACTCGCTACCACTAACATCGTAGCGATACGCATGAGTGCGCACTACATCGTCAGTTACCTTTGCGAACGGTTTGTCCATGTACGCTGACTCAGGCGCTATGTGCTTCCACGCATTAGTGTCCGCGTTTACTGCCTGCCCAGTCTCTACTTCGCGGTTCATGGACTCAATAGCCTCACGCTGAGTAGCGCGTCTTTTCTCTAGCTTAGTGCTTAACACGCCAGCTCCCTTTAGGAGCTGGCTAGCGCCGTATGTCAGCCCAGTACCAACTACGGCGTCAACCATTACGTCAGTCAGATAGTCCTCTGGCTTATACGTGTGGTCGCCACCTAGACGAGGTGCGTTAGTCAACGCTGCTTCTACTGTGCTCGCACTTGCCCAACGGGTCAAGTCGTCCGCTACTTTAGGCACCGATTTACCAAGGTACTGTGTAGCTTTGTTAGCCACCTTGGACATGTTAGCACCAACCTTGTAACCCACAGCACCACCGACATACGTTGTAGGGTCTACTACCGCTTGAAGCACGCCGTAGCCAATGGCTGAATACCACTCTAGGTTGTCTAGTATAGTGTTGTTAGCCACGTCTTCTTGTATCTGCTGCTTTAGCACTAACGCAGCCACATCTCCATACTTGTTACGTTCATCCATCAATGGCAAGATGAACTCAGGTGGTACACCATCAGTCAGCTCAGCATGGCTGTACTCCATTTTGTGCTTAGACTTGCGTGCTGCTTCTAGGTCACGCCCTTGGTTGCTGTTGATGAACGTGTTAAGTTGCATCACACTAGCTTCCATCTTGTTTCCAAAGGTGTCAGCTTTACCGCGTGCTTTACCCATTTCCTGCGCTTGCTTACTTAGGCTAACAGCTGCTTGGTCTTGGTACAACTCTGGGTTACGCTGGCTCAGAAACAACTCAGCCGCTTTGACTGAGTTATCTGGTGTGTCACGATTAACATCTTTGTCTGTAGAGAAACGCATACGCTTCTTAGGCGTCCACGGTTCATTAGAGGTAGGCTCCAAGCCTACCTCTTCGTCTTCGTAATCCATCATGTCTGACATTTCTATTCCCCTCTGTTACCCATCCAGTATGGGCTTTGTGAAGCGCGTTGCTTCATCGTTTCACGGAATGCTGTTTCTTCGTTGGCTTGCTGCACATCTTTGTTCTGCTTAGCCTTCTTAGATATTTCTTGCAGCTCTATTGAGTTGATTACAATAGGGAACGAGAATTGACTGCTGCTAATTATGACATCACCGTTAGCTGCTGCCACTTCCACTTGCACATCTTTGAGTTTGCTGAACCCGTTAACTGGGTTGCTCTCGTCTTGATATGGCAATCGTGTTGCTATGATTGCTTGTGCTAACCCAGTGTCTTCCAAGTGATTCAGCACCTCTGGAACATTAACGTTACTCAGTTTAGAGTTCACTACTAGATTGCCTCTCCACTGCTCGTTGTTATATTCCATTTGCTGTTTCACGTAATTCTTGGCTGCTTGCAGGTCGCCATTGTAAATACGGAAGCCAGTCTTCAAAGCTTTCTCGTAGTGAATAGCTGCTCCCACATCTAGGTTCTCTTGACCAACAATGCCTTTTACATAGTCACGCATTGTCTTGTCAGGTGGGATACCTAAGTCTGCTTTGGTTAGCTCTACGCCACGGTTCTTCACGTACTCGTTACGCTTATGCTCGATTTCTTTCCAAGGGCTGTTACGATTAGCCATTGTGATTTCAATCATAGCACTGGCATCTTCACCTATAGCATCACGTACCTCTGCTGCGCCATTGCGATAGAGCGTCTGTACGTTATCTAGTACGGCTCTACCTTCTGGTGTAACCATACCATTCTCGTCAGTTGGCAAGTTCAGCACTGCTTGCTTAATAGCTTCCGCAAATCGAGGTGAGACGCTTTTAAAGCGGCTCACCCTACCAGCTACTACAGTCATCGCAGCTTTATCAACTAACACTTTGTCAATCGCTTCTTCTAGCGACTGTGGCTCAGCTTCTCCAGTGTCTCGCGCTATCATGGTAGCAGCATTCATTACCACCATGTCATCGGCTGCATCTTGTCGCTTCTTAGTCCATAGTGCACCAGAGCCGCCTGCGTCACCTTGCTCACGCTTGCGATAATACTGATTAGCCAGACTATCCTCAGCACCTTCTTTAGCCAACTTGTCTTTCAATGAGTTCAAGCTACTAAGAAGTCTACGCTTGTCTTCGTTCCACTTTTCCAAGCTGCTTGTGCTACCACTAAGTTGAATCTTTTGCTCATTCAACTCAGTGATTGCTTGCATCATACCTTGCACGCTGCCCATTTCTAGGCTTAGTAGACCTTTCTCTACTATTAGCTCGCCGTTCTGTGCAATCTTGTTGTCGTACTGCTGCTTGGCTTGCACTAGCTTATTGCGCTGCGTAGTGCTTAGCGTGTTCTCGAAGCCTTCCGGTAGTCCTTTCATCACGAACATGTTACCGTTCGCTAGAGCCTCGGAAATAGCGGTCACTTGTATCGCTTTTGAAGCCTCAGGCGTCGCTACGGAGCCGTCAGGCGCAACGTAGCGATAATCACCAGCGAATAATTTTGAAAGCTCCTGCGCTCCTTTAGACACCAATTCGGGCGTGTTGCTTGCATCCATAAGGATGCTTGACTCGTCGATGATACCAAGTGCGTCACGTACACCTTCTTGGTGTGTTTGCTCTTGTGCCCATACCATGTGCTTAGCAGTATGTGCGGCTGCTAAGTTGGCAGACTTAGCAGCCCATTGAGTCATCGCAATCTTAGTTGCTTCAGGGTCATCTTTGTACAGCTCGTTGATTTCAGCAACGCGCTTGTCATTCATGTGCTGCGAGTATTCTTCAGGAGTTAGATGCACGAAGTTGTCTACATCATTCAACTCTTGCAGGTACATGTTCTGCGCATTGTTCTTTGTTGCGATACCCACCGCTGTTGAATAGCCCGCATCTTCGCCAAACAAGAACTTCATGAACTTGCTTCGCTTGTTAGCATTGTCTACGGCATTGACAGCTTCTAGGCTACCTTGACGCATCTCCGCTTCTACCGCAGCATTCTTCTGGTAAGTATTGTTCACTTGCTGAATAACATTGTTGATTGCATCCGTGCTGCGCGCAGCTATGGCATTGTCGTCCAACACGTTCTTTGTGCTACCACGCATTGCGAAAGATGCTGCTGTCTTAGCCTTCTTAGCCAAGAATGTGAGTCCGCTTTGTGCGGACTCTTTTGCTGTCATGCCCATTGCTTATTCCTTCTTGTTAGGCTTGTTGAATGCGTTTTCTACCAGAGAACCCACGCCTAGCAGCGCTGTGATACCACCTAGTGCACCACCAGAGTGCCGCTTACTCATGTTACGGATAGGCGTCTTTGCTCCACCTAGTGCACCGCCAGCACCATATACATTCTCGTACAGCTGAGTTAGCTCTGCCTCTTGTGCATCATCATTCTCTGCTTCTGCCCAGTTCGCTTGGGCATTAATGTGCTCGATTGTCATGCTACTCGCTGCACCAGTGGTACCATTCATGGCCATTAGCACTTCTGCTTCTGCTCTGGCTTCTTTACGCTTTTGCTCGATATTGAGGTCAGTCAGTATCTTGTTTTGGTAGCTAGTTGAGATAGCGCCCATAGCGCTATCCAACTGAGCAGCGGCTTCGTCCATACGGCTGAGTCTATCAGCCGTGGAACTATAACCTTCGTTGTAACCTTGTTGAGCAGCTTGGTGAATCCCAGACTTAGCGCCTAGGAACATGTTAGCACCTGCTGCTGCTACGGCAAACCAGCCCATATTAGCGTCTCCGTTTAGTTGAGTATTGCTGAGCACGATAACTAATACTAGCTATCGTTGCTGCATAAGGAGAGTCATTGATAAACTCCACAGTACAGTCGTCAGCGTTCATGTCCACACTGGTGCGCCATTGACCAGTGAATGGCTTCACTTCGTCAATGTATTGCTGTGTGGCTGCGTTGCGGCTAGTGAACTCGTCATCAGGTATATCCCAGTGCTCTGAGATAATGCGACGGCGAATCTCGTACGTGTTGCTTAGTTCCAAGAAGTAATGTGCTACACGCAGTCTATCTGTTGTGCGTACGTTACCTTCTCTGTCTCGTTCGTACGGGCGAGTAGGCTCGTATACAGCTTCGTACTTGTACCCAGCGTACACGTTAGCATTCTCAGTACCACCCACATCTAGCAACCAATTACCATTGCGCTCACCTGCTAGTGTCCAGTCCAACTGTGTCAACGTGTTACGTAGCGGAGTGTTACCACTGTACTTTGTGCCGAGCACCAGACGAAAGTCTGGGTGCTCTATGTTATACAGCTTAGGTACTTCCACCATTCCATCTGTACCACGCAGTAGCACTGACAATTCGTCCATGCGCACTTCCGTCTCAGGCCATGTGCGCCCACCTTTCAATGAACAGTGCATGTACTTCCACGTGTTATAGCGTACAGTGATTGTCTCGTTGGCGATGTCGATGTTGTTGATGGTAACACCATCTCTCAAGCGCCATGTACACCAAGACATAATACGCGAGTCTCCCCAACGTTGCTCTTCAAACACAAAGAACTCGTTAGGCTTACAGGCGTTTGAGCGCACTATGAGCATCGTTTGGTTCGGGTTAGCGACTAACAGCGTAATACGCCCCGGTATCATACCAATGATGTGGTCGCTTATTGGCACAGAGGTGTCCATGTTAGTGTCCACCTGAATCTCAAAGCGTCTCACACCACCACTAGAGCCGTGGTTGACTGCGTAGTACACGTAGCTACCCATCAACACTGGAGACACGTCTAGGTTGCACTCGTTAGCTGTTGTTATAGGTAGCGCCGCTGTCTGTGGCGTTATAGGCTGTTGGCCGCTAATCTTGAACTGTTTGTCTCCAGCGAAGACTAGCAAGTCTTTGTTGTGATACACAGCATGTTTTAGTGTACTGTTGTTACCAGACGTACCAACGTCAGTAGGGTCAGTGAGCAACAGGTTTGTAGCACTGTTACGCCAGAACTGCTTAAAGTCTCTGGTCTTGCTGAGATTCATCTTGTTCCCTGCTAGTATTAGCAGGCGGTCTTGGAACATGTCGATATGTTCCACCTTTTTACCTATGAAATCTCTAGGCGGATTGCTTATGTTATCCCCTATAGCTCTGCGTTCCAAGTTGAAAGCTTCTAGCGTGTTAGTATCTATGTTAAGTGTGTAGAAGTTACTACCAGCTTCAAATGATGTTTCTTCTGCTGGATTGTACGCCTCAACCCATATCACTTCTGTCATTATACTAGCTGTTGTTCCGTCCAGTGGTGCACTGCGCAAGTAGTACACGCCACTCTGACTTGTTGGGTCAGGCTGTATCTTGCGTATTACATCTGGAACACAGTATTTTGGCAAGCCAGATATGTTACCTGTCTGGTAGTTCTTTACTACTATGGAGTCGTCGCCTCTTCCTGAGGCCACCATTAGTGTTAGTGTGTCATTGTTGCCCCATGCTGTACCCACGCTACTATTTGGTCTAACATACACGTTTGAGCCAAAGTTCTGTGCGATTAGTCTATAAGTCCCAGAGTATGCGTTAATCAAGTTTGTTAACTCTGTTGCCACTCTTGTTGTCGCACGCTTAGCGTCAGCATCTGCTGTGTTAGTACCTGTCAGACCCGGCACAGTCCATGTAGCTGTCATAAGCGCCACATCATTACGCTTAACTTGCACTGACACCGATTCCCCGTAGTTTAGTGCAGATATTACGTTGAATAGAGCAGCTTGTGTGTACTTCAGCGGGTTTTGGTTATTGACTACAACTGACTTCATCACCTTGTTCTTGTTCCAAATGAACAACAGGTCATCTACGTCATTGATGCCCAAGTCAGCTTCCATACCGTTGAACCACTTAGGGTCTGTCGTTACTGTCTTTATTTCTTGGAAAGGCGCAAAGCCTTTCCTTTGCATCACGTACAGCTTGTTGTCTATGTGGTCAGCACCTACTGCTACTTCTAGGCGCTGCCCGTCTCTGTATGTAACAAAGTCTTTGCTGCTGTACACTGGGCCAGGCCATGCTGGTCTGTCACTATAGCCTTGTAACCCAGACTTAAAGCTAGGTCTTACTGTTAGCTTTTCTTGTGGGTCATTCCGCCAGTTGACTTGTTTGGTACAGTATCCATCAGGTCTTGCAACTGGCGGTATAGTGCTCACGCCAAATATAGGCGTGGGCAAGGTAGTATCGAATCCCATGTTACTTCCTTACTAAAATGCGTTACGATGGAATGGTCTACGTCCAGAGCGCATTGCTTTGGAGTACGGGGAGTTGAGGATGTTTACTGGAGCTGCACGCAACTGCTCAGCGTCTAGCAACGCAAATGCTCTTTCAGCGTCTTGGCGCAAGCTTTGCTCTTTGTAGCTGTCCTCAATCTTGTCACGTACTAAGTCCGCACCAGCACTGTATAGTACATACTGCTGTGCTTGAATTGGTAGCTCTTCCCATGATACGCGAACGTACCACGTGAGCGTCAAGTCCATGTCAAACTCGAATGTGTTCTTCTCTGTGTTGAACATCTTGTTGTTTAACTTGGTCATATAGGGATACATGTGATGTGTATCTCTATCTGTGTACAGAAAGCCTAGGTAAGTATCAGGTACTTCCACCTCTTTCTGCAAGTTACGCGCTAGTGTGATGTTCATACGCTTGTTGAACCACCACCCTATTTCACATACGCGGCCAGTCCAGTCGTCTAGTGCCGCTTCTGCATCCACTACGTCTGGGTGTCTCACGCTAAGCGATGACACTGGCCGTGTACCAATCATCTTTAGCATGTTGTTTACTGCTGTCAGCTTATCCATCACACTGCTCCTATCCGAAAAAATAAGGTAGCCCCGTAGGGCTACCTTACTAGATTACTTACGCTACACCGTTCTTGAAGATAGCTGCTGCTACCGCTGCTGTTCCCGGTGTTACCGCGAATGCAGTCCAAGCGTCGATGTACCATTGCTTGTCTTTGTCATCCCAGAAGATTTTGGTAGTGATTGGAATTGTCTCACCACCAAGCAGTGTCTTAGGATGAATAAGCACTGCAACACACTTAACGTCGTTAGCTGTGTTGTTGTACGCCCAGTTGTTTGCCGCGTTAGACAGGAAGTGGTCGTTAGTACCACGTACGTGCACTTCGCGAGGCATACGGTTGTTAGGGTACAGCATTACACCGCCAACACGCTCTACTGTGCGCATTGAGTAATCGCCATTGCTGAAACCATTGAGGTCACGGTCGATAAGGTTGGTGTTATAAGATAGGGTCTTGTGGAAGTCCCAGTCCATAGCCCACACCATTTCTTCCAAGTCCATGTCTTTCTTACGCAGCTCAGTTGCTGCGTCTGACATAGCACGCTCAGCCATGTCTGGGTCTTTGTGGTCGTTAGCACCAGCGAACACTACGCAAGTACCACCACGGTGGCCTTCTGGCGCTGTACGCTCGATGTTAGCAACTGCAAAGCCTTCCCAGCCACCGTCTTTAGAGCCGTCTGGGTGCACCACAGTAATCTGTGCTGCTTTGACTGCTTGTGCAAGACACGCTTCGTCGAAGAACTTACCGATTTCTTTACCTTGCTCGTCACCAATCTCAGTGCGGAAGTCGTAGCTGTTCTGGAAGTCTTCCAGAGTCCACTCGTTTGCACGTGCAAGGATGATTGTATCAACCTTGATAGAGATTGAATCGTAAGTAGGTGAGTGGTCACGCGCACGGATACCACGCTGCATTTTCTGCAACGGTGTGTGTCCCATACGCATTTGAGTTAGCGTGTCAGTGCCACGCACTGGACGCATCTTCAAGAAGGCACGGAAGAAGGACGTCTTTAGAATACGTCGCTCAACTGCACCGAAGTGTTGGTCGATGTAGAGAGGGTTGATGTTCCCTGAGTCTACACCGCCAATATGACCCGCGCGGTTGGGGTCAAGCATTGTTACTTGGCCGATAATGGACATTTGTTATTGCTCCTGATTAGTACCCGTTACGTTGGCTACGTAAGCGACGAGCGTCCAACTGCTTACGCTCGTTCGACTCATACCCGTGCTTAGCCACGATTGCTTCTAATTCACGGGCGTACTGAGAAGCTGTGAGAGTGTCACCACCACCACCCAATCCTTGCGCACCATCCCCGTTCAATAACTGGCCTTGCTGTGATACACCTTGCTTTTGCTTCAGCGCATCAATCATGTATTGCACGGCCTGTTTTGCTTCAAACTCGCTAGACTGCATCATGCGATTTAGTGCTGCGCGAGTGTTCACGTCAATGTTAGTACGTGCCCACGTCAGTAGCTCCATCCAGCTCTCTGCTGGAGTCTGAGTAGTTACGCCCTTGAACGCTTCTGCTACCATGTTATGCTGCATTTGCTCTAACTTGGCTTCTTTAGCCATGATTTGAGCTGCAATCATGTTTACTTGACCTTCGATAAGATTAGCTGTGGCAGCACCATGCTTCTCTTTTAGTGCACGCTTAGTGCCGTCGGTCAACTTACCAAACGCTTCGATTTCTTGCTCGACTTGCTCACGCGAAATACCTGCTGTCTTTAGGAAGCTTTCAACTTGTGCAATAGCTGTGTCGCTTACTTCCACGACTGGCTCTTGCGTTTGAGGCTGCTGCACAGCTTGCGGCTGTGCAGCTACCACTGGCACCATTTGACCTTGCTCGTTCATTACGTAAGTTTGGCCAGCTTGCATTGGAGCCGTCTGTGCAGGTTGTTGCACAGGCTGCTGTGTTTGCTGTCCCGGTGTTGGTAAGCTGGCGTTGTACTGTTGAACAAAGTTCTGTGAACCTTGTGCTTGCACAGGTGATTGAACTGGTTGACCATTTGGAAATGACATCGGTGCTCTCCTATTTTGCTATTTGCTTAGGCAGCTCGTTGGCGGCTGCTATAGCTGCTTGTTGTTGCATTAAGCGTTCGTCCTCTGCTGCAACTTCAGCAGCAGTGTACATCGCTTCGTTAGGGTCAATGCCCCAGCCAGTAACGAACTTCTTCGTTATCTTCTCTAGGTTAATCCATCGACCGTGTGGGCCTTGTAGTGCTTGTCCCACTAGTGTCATGTCGTTAATGAACCCACGATAGTTGTCCAGCTCAGACATGCGACTCAGTGACTCTAGGCCTGTAATGATTAGTGGCTCAAAGCCTCGCAGCAATGGGCTTACGTCATTAATCAGGTCTATTGCTAGAGGGCGTTGCAGTGTACGAGCCAAGCGCGAGTACACGCCACCGTGTACTTGGTCTAACTCTGCTGCAATTAGGCGAATCTCTTCGGCTGTTACACGCTCCGCATCACGAATAGCGTTCTGGTTCATCAGGAACATTTGACTTAGTCGTCGTGCTAACTCTTTGGCTTTGTTCGAGATGAACTCGGCCTGTGGAGCTACGTTGTGCACGTGACTCTTGATTACTTCTGGGTCGCCAGCAACTGCTTGTCCAGGCAATGCGTTGTTGTACTCTTCAATACGCATACCACTGCCCGGCTTCACGAGTGTCTTAACGTCACACATGATAGCCAGTAAGTCCAGCTCTGCCTCGGACATCTTAGACATTGTGTGGAAGTCACCTGCTAGTTGCTCGATGATACCCACACCTGCGTGGCGTCCCGGTACTACCATCATACGCAGTGGCTTGTACTCTAGCGTGTCCTTGTGGTACACACCATAGTCTTCTGACAACACGCAGTAAGAGTCAAGCTCCTGCCACACTACGTAGTAGTCCATTGCAATGCGTTTGATACCAGTGAACACTTCAACTGTGTCACCAGCTCGCTTACCAAAGCGAGCGCACATCTCTTTGTGCTTTTGAGGTAATGTGTCGAAGTACATCCACTCTCTTACGATACATGTCTGCATCTCACCGAACGAGTCGAATGTCGCATCATAGTCGCGGTATGAGAAGTGTCTATACGATTTACCTTTGGGTGTGTGCCATAGGGAGTTGCCTGTCACAATCAGCTGCATCGCTGAGTCAGTAGCTACTGTGCGACCATCACGTCGCGCAAATCGCTTCATACACTCACGCTCTACGCCACTCAGCTCCATCTCGATGTCGCTGATTGACTTACCTGATTGCTCCACGTAATCCTTAGGCGCTTCTGCTTTAAAGAATGGTCGAGTAGGATGGAACAATGTAGTCACTATCTTGTTGGCAAGGTTGTTAACTGCCTGTGCACCAAAGCTCTGGTAGTCCAGCTGCATTTCTGCTTGCATACCAATATGCTCTGGTGGAAATAGTGCAGGTATTGTCCATCCTGCGTACTTTTCAAATTGTTGCAGCAGTGTACTGCGCTCACCTGTAGTGCTACCTCTGCCATGACCATGACCAGCGTAGAACTTCTGCTTGAGCATAGGCTGTGATACCACTGTATGGTACACATCCAATTGGTGCACTGGTGACAACTGTCGGATGCGTTCCATCAGTTGCATGTGCTACTCCTAGAGATACAGACTCTTCTTACGTTTAGTTGAGCCATCTAGCTCTAAGTCTACTTCTTTGTCAGCAAGACCTAGAGTCACTTGCCCCATACTACCAAAGCCTTGACCTTCAGTGCGTGCGAATACAGCTTGTGAAGCTGCTTCGTTCTGCGCTTTGATACGGTCGGCTTCTGCTTGTGCAGTAGCCGCCTCAAATTGGCGCTGCTGCTCTTGACGTGCGGTCTTACCGGTAATGTCGTTCCACACTTTCTTTACTTTGCCCATGTTTCAGTCCTTCTATGGTGTTAGGTGGTCTGAACTTGCCTGTGCTGCATGGTACTCGTTTAGCAACTCAAGAAGTTTATTCCAACCCGAATCAAACATAATAGTCGAAATTGGCACGTTTAAATCAAGCGACAACGGGCGAAAACATGAATTGCACACATTCATAGCCTCGGCATTTAAAACGCGAAATGCGCTTGCTACCAGCGTTCTATGGATGTGCTCCATGCACGCCATCATCCCTTGCTCAAAACGAACCTCGCTTTCTGTCATAGACGGTACTACGGCTTTGCGAGGTACTCTGTACACTAGAAACTCATTAAGCTGCCTTTCTAGTGCTGAAGAAAGGGGCTGCGCTTGCAGCCCCACGTTTACATTAATAGCCATGATTCACCCGAAGATGTACTTGCTGCTTAACACCTTAGCGATGTCAAAGCTGCCACGCTTAGGTACTGAGTCTATAGGTAGCCCTTGCTGTACTGCCCACATTTCCAGCGGATGGAAACGACTGTGTAGCTTGTAGAACGTCACACGTGTTGCCACGTATAGCTGCTCCATGTCACCTGCGTGACACTTAAACTCGTCGTGTATCATCCCATATCCGGTTAAGTTAGTCTCGTTGATTGTCATCACCATGTGGCTCGAATCAACACTGTGGATGAAGTTTGGCACTATGCCTAGCTTCTGCTTGTGGCTATTCGGTACGCCTTGCTTGTCCATATTATGAATGGTCAGCTTGGTCTTACCTGCCAGTCGCGTGTCCACACGCTCAGTCTTAACCTTCTTATAGAACTGGAATACGGGGAAGCCCACAGGGCTTACCCAACAGCAGAAGCGCCCTTTTACGTTTGCTTGTAGCCAGTTCATTGCTATCACAGCAGCCACAACAGTCTTCTCTATGCCTTCCCAGATGATTGGGCTTAGATAAGCTGCTATCTTCCATCGCATATGCTTAGGCAAGTCAAACTTCTCCCAGTTATCCTTTACCCACTCATACGTATAGTCTCGACAGCTCTGTTGTGTTGCTCCATACGGCAGTGTCATGCACTGCCGCTTCGTAGTACCACGTTCAACACCTACCTGAAGCCACAGCTCTGCAACTGTGTCTTCGTTAGTAAGCAACTTCGCTGTTACGTAGTTTGCCACTTCTTGATAGATGTCTTGTGGTACGTCCGAGTCTTCCAAGTTCGTTGCCTTGGCACCAATAGGGTCGCGTAGTATTGCACTGAAGTGCTGCAAGCCGTTACAGCTGCCGTCTATACCCACTGGTAGACTAGATTCAAAGTCTGGGTTAGTACCATAACCTGAGTCTGCCCACTCGTAACACCATGCTAGAAACTGGTATGGTTCATCCGCTTGTGTCCACTCAGTAGCGCGGATAGGGTTTTCAACGATACGCTCGATGACTTGCTTGTTGTCTTTAACCCACTGCATACGGGTTTCAAACGAGCCTTTCACTCCCCATTGGTTAGCCCCATGCACTGCTAACCACGAGATACCACTGTTACCTAGTCTTACTTTGTCACGGAACAACAGCAAGCTACGAGCTACACCGTCACTCTGTGGACTTAGGCATGTGGTCGCGCAATAGACGCGACCACGGAAGTCACAGCTATAGGCGTAGTAAAACTCAGGCCAATCGGCAAGTTCCCTTGCCAGCTTGAGCGTTTGCATGAACTGTATTACTTGTCCCTTGCGTCTAGCTTCCTCGCGATACGCGTGCTTAGCCATTTGCTTCCAGTCCTTGAAGTCCTGCCACATAGCCTCGTCATACTGTGACTTGTCAACTAGTGTCAGATATTCAGGGATAGGTGGGATTTCCAGAGGCAACGACGATGGTATTCCCCAGCCCAAGCCATGCCGGAACACTGTGTCTACTACACTCAGCAGACGCTTGTTGATTACCCAAGCTGTCTTTTGAATCTTGTTCACGGCTTCTATGTGCTGCCACGGGATAAAGCGAGCCACAAACTCCTTGTGGTCACGCCCTTTGGTCTTGATGAACGGGAACTTCATGTTCATCCTGTGAGTGTAGTACCCTCCGGCACCACTCTCGTCCCAGTCCGCAGGTGCTATCTTGAGAGGTAGCATTGCTGGCTCCATCAGCCCACGCTCTCTCTCAAACTCCGCGCACCATTGGTCAAATGCAGGCTTAGTGCGAAGTAAAGTAATCAGCTTACGACCTTCGTACACTTGCTCAATGAAGAACACATCGCTCATGACGACTTCTATGTGCTGCAGTATCTTCGCGCCTACGCCTACTTTTGCTGCTGTTCCCCACGAGAAGTCCTGTGCGCTCCCGATGAACTTCTTCATCAGTGCTTTCTTCTTGTGGGTGTAGTTAACGATGTCATTCTCGTCCAAGTCTTTGCGTATCAAGTCAAAGTATGCTGGATTGGCACGCTCGAACTCAAGGCAACGTAGCTCTGATTCTATGCGCTCTCCAATGCTCCCACATATCTTTGTCACTTTACACGCATCTTCTTTACGCCCCTCGGCAACCGCTTTGATTACCACTTGCAAGCCTAAGAAGGCGAGGACTGACGATTTCAGTCCTCGCTCCATCGCTATGTCTAGCAACTTGTTATACTTGGACTGAATACCTGCTCGACCTGAGACTACATCTTCTTCTATCGCTTTCGCTACATCTAGTAGGCGTGTGCGCATGACGTACTGGTAAGCATCAGTTTGTTCCGTCCGGTTCTTTTCACGCAGACGGTCTTGCCTTTCGTAGTAGTTAGCACTGCCACGGTTAGCACACTCTTGCTCCCATTCAATCTGGTCTTTCAGTTGCATCTTATTTCTCCGAGTATTGCTCGATTACTTCACGCTCTGCCGCTAAGTCGCGGTTAAGCGCCGCTTCTTCAGTGAACTTTTCAGGATAGCGCTTTGCTAGCTTAGCAATTACTAGCTCTTCCAAGTTCTCCAAGTTACCTGCACCAGTTGCATCTGCCAGCAGTGCCACATACCACAGTACGTCACCACCTTCTTCTTGCAGATTAGCCAAGTCTACTTGGCGACCAAGTCGTGCTGCTGTGACCACTTCTTCGAGTATCTCGATACCTTCCGTGATGATACCTAACGCAGCATGTACTAATCGCTCATTAGGAGGGCATACTAGTTGCACCCGAGCGCGTCGTGGCATTTGGCGTACGTGGTGCTCTACGTCATGCTCAATACGCCCTTTGTAGAAGATGCCTTTCTTCACTGCATCTGCCGCTGCACCAATGTCCATCAGGTTCTCTGCCAGACAGTTTAGTGTGCTGCCTTGCACTAGTTGCCCAGTGCTATCGTGAGGGTAGCTTTCAGTACGCAAGGCTTTCTGAACAAAGTCTTTCACTTTCGCTTTCTCCATTTGGTTTTAAAGCGTGGGTTAGGTTTACGCATGTTACCACCCTCACTAGGGAACCTGTGACTTGGGTGAATCATACGCGTTCTTGGTTGACTATGCCATATGAGATAGTTCGCCAATCCGATTAAAAAATAGGGAACAGACACACCTTTATGCGTGTATCGCGCTAGTCGTGCAATAGCACTACTAGGTTGTCTACCGCAAGCTGCGCTGCTCCCTACTGATATTAGAAATGCTCGGTAATCCCCGTTACCTGACATACGGCGAGCTAGGCTAACTAGCTCTCCTTCTGCCCGATTGCAGGTGTTATGTAAGCACCCTCGGATTACACCTGTGTCATGGTCATGGTCTACTACTGCGTAGTCTTCCTTTGTGAAAGGTTTACCACAGATAGCACAACCCTTTTGCTGACTCAGCCACAGTTGCTTGAACTCGTCCACATGGCGTTGTGACACGCGGACTAGTTCCATGTTACACCTTTGGTTTACCACGATGCTTTGCGTAGTATGCTGCTTCACCTGCGAAGCCAGCATACGCCGCACCGTCTTCATAGTGGTCAGGGTTCTTGCTCGTGCGTGAGCGAGACATCTTGAGTAGTTCCATAAAGCGCCAACCTTCTTCTTCGGTCAGGTCTTTATCGAACATCGCGTTAAACGCTTTTACACAGTGGCTCATGCTGCGCTCTGTGCCTACATCGCGCTCTTCTGCTCGGTCGTCAATGTGCTCTAGAGCTGCTTTTAGGATTACACGCACTTCTGAGCCACGTGGCATTGTAGGCGGTGGTGGTGCGCATGGTGGTTGTGGTGCAAATGGTGGTTGTGACATTTCTTTGCTCTCTTGCTTTTGTGGTAATGGGGCGTCTTGGACTGCTTGTGCCCAAGGGCCGCTTGATGGTGTTAGTGCCATATCGTCCTCTTGTACGAACACCTGTGCCTTATAGCTGGTTGGCCTCACGTAACCCATACCAAAAGGTTTCTTTTTATATGGGTCAGTCATAGCTAGTTACCTGCTGGCTTTTCCACATAGGTAACATCGAACATGCGTTTAGACATGTACTCTGGTGCTTTACCTGCCACTTCTACAACGTAGCCGCCGATTACTGGTGACTCTGTGTTTGCCACAAACTCCACCACTTCACCGTGCTCTTGGTAACGATATAGGTTGCTGTGCAGCTTACGCAGCTCACAACCTTCGTCGTCTTTGATTCGCACAAAGCCAATCTGTTTCGCAATTTGTAACGCTGGTTTCCACATGATACTATTCCTCTAGTTCATGATAGCCTGTTTCATAGCCATCCTCAAAGCGACGATGACCACTCTCGGTATCCTTGTCAAATCGGAAGCGCTCAAACACAGGCATGCGTAGCTTACCTGCCACTGTGAACTCTCGGAACTTGACTTGGATGATTTTACCAATGATAGCTTGCGGGTTAGTCTGTATCACTTTCCAGATTTCTTCTCGCAGCTTATCACTAAAGCCACCGCCTACACGGGCACTGTGGGTTATAAAGCCACCAAACGTACCTGCTAGCCGTCCTTCGCCTTCATACCAACCCACGATGCGGATGTCCGCATGTCGCAATGGCACTACTTTAACCCATGTGTCTCCCTGACGAAGCATGATACCTTCTTGCTTGTTCTCTTGAGACCAAGCAAGCCACTTCATGATTTCTTCAGGACTCCATGCTCTGGCTGGGTGCAAGAATAGACGTTTGTCTAATGGGTCTAAGCTGTAGAACATGCTGGGATGAATTGGCTTCGTCCCTGCTTTGACTGACATGGTGTCATTCCAGTTGCCTGCGAATAACTCTGCGTCTGTCATGTTTGCTGGCATGTTGACCACTACGTGAGGTAGCATAGGATTACCTGCACGTGAGCACGGTACTCCATTTGCGTTACGAATAACACGCACGCCGTCTATTTTCAGTGACACTTCCCACTTACCTTGTAGCACTGGGAGTGTCTCTGTGTCATAGTACGTTGCTTTTAGGTACGTTGTACCGTCTTTGAGTCTATCAACGACTGCCATTTGAGAGCTTCCTCATACAAGCGATGACGTGTCTTTGGACACGTCACGCCTAGGCGTTCCATATCCCAAAGTCCTTGTGTCTTGAAGAAATATTTGATGTATTGGGACTTGATGCCCCACGCAGACTTGAAGAACTTACGCAGCTTGCGCTTGTTCGTACGTGGGTGAATGCTACCAGTCTCTACTACAATCGTCTCCACCTTAGTGAAGTGTTCACCAGCTTCTTCATTGCCAGTTCGGAATCCGAATTGCATTTGCTTCTCCTGCTGCTATTGCACAGTTCTTTTGGAACTCTGCTATTGCTGCTTGTTGCTGTGGGTGCAACGTGTAGTCGAACCCTAGTGGTCTTAGGAAGTCCATTACGTCTAGGACTTTGTCGCTCCTGCGCATCCATAGGATGAACGCCATTTCAAAGAAGAAGAACGGCCAGTCACCACGAAAATAAGAAGCGTAAAGCTCGCTCACAACGCGGAAACAAGCGGCATCAGAGTTACAGCGGCTTAATAATTCGACCGCTTTACCGTCGCCACAGGCTTGCTGCTCTCGCACTCCGTTACTCTTGCTTTTCAGAGGCATGTACTTGTTTAGCATTTGTGGTGTAATGAATGGTAGCCCTTCCACTGTGTCCACAGTGTCGCCAGACAGCATCTGTGCCCAGAAGAACTTTGTTCCTCTACCGACTAGCTTCTTGGTCTTGGACTTTCCGCCATACTCTACCCAACCAAACTGGTTATCCATAGGCAGGTGCGTGAACGTCTGCTTACGCAAGTCCATTATGATACCCGGATACATATTCAGGTCTTTGTCACTTGTGCCTATCACTGAGCAGTAATAGTCACCTGTGCTCTGGAGCATAGCCATATGGGTAGCCCCAATAACCTCGTCTGCTTCAAAGTACCAGTTTGGTCTAGCATACACAACTGCATCGCTGTAAAATTGCAGCATACTACGCAGGTCACGCACACGCTGTGCACGAGCAGGGTCTTCCATCTTGTGAGCATTGCGCTTGCTTTGGTAAGCACCGTAGTACGCCAGCTCACTTCTACCACCTTTGAGCTTCATAGTCGTGTACGTCAACACGTAGTCCGCTTGGACTAGCTTGCGCATAGTGCTGATGTAGTACAGCAACTCTTTGAAGTTACGCTCTAATGGCAGTTCTGGGTGGCACACATGGTACACTGCTGCGTCAGCATCCAAGTGAAACGTGCGAATGCCTGTTGCTTCTGGCAACAAACTTCCTTCTGCTTCGTGACTTATTGAAAACAAGGAATCTATCAAAGATGTCATTGTCACCTCCAGCAAAGATAGCCCTCCGAAGAGGGCTATCTAAGTGTTACTGTGGTTGGAACTGCTTCATGAAGTCAGCTGCGCTCATAGGCGTGTTGCTTGGCTGCATTACAGCTTGCGTTACTCCAGATAGCCCGTTGTCGGTAGGTAATCCTCCAGTTGCGGGAATACCGTTGACTGGAGCGCCTCCCATTTGCGCTGCTGGTTGATTAAACGCAGGTGTGCTTTCCATTCCAGATGGAAGCCCCATACCGCCTGTTCCTTGCTGGACTGGCTGGTTAAAGTTTGGAATTCCAC